TTATTTAATTTTAGCTATTTCTTTTAAGCGATTGATGGTATCTTTAAAACCTAACTCATCATTTGTATATATTGACTTTAGTACATTTAATGTGGAAAAATAATCTTTTTCTAATAACTTTATCTGCTTTTGATCTTTACTATCCCAATACTTTTTCCAAGCATTTTCTAAGAGAAAGATATTTTTATAATAGACTTTAATGTTCTTAAAACTATCCTCTGATACAATGCCTCTAATAGACAACAAATAGTCATAAATTTTATTTTTGTCAATAAAGGTAAATTGATTTTTAAAAACTCCCTTTACATTTTCAGCTGTCAGCATTTCTATTGAATCATTCATATCGTAATATAATATTGCAGCATATTTTCTTTTTGTTGTAGTATCTTTAATGTAATCTTTGACGTTTGTAGCCATAATTGTAATTATTGTTGTTATAAAAGCAACTGGTATAGTTGTTAATAAGTTAATCATCTTGCCCATAATAAAGACTCCTTGCCATTTTGATGTGGATATACTATTTGCAATTGCATGTAACTTATTAATGAGATTGATTTCAATTCCACCACATCTTTTATCGGACTTCATACAAAAATCTTGAATCATCCATAGATCTTTAAATTTAAAATCCATACCTGCAAAGATATGGATAAAAAAATCAATAATAGTCGTTCACAATGTAATTATAATTATTTAGTTGTTGCGCAGTAGCGTCCTTAAACGCTCAATTCATTTTGTTGATTCCAATATTCTTTAAGCGTCAAATTAACTCGTTCCCCGTTTAATTTGATGATGCGGGCAGGTATACCAGCAACCACACAATTATCAGGAACATCTCTGTTCACAACAGCATTAGCTCCTACAGTAACATTATTTCCAATCTTAATGGGACCTATTATTTTTGCTCCAGCACCTATGCTGACAAAATTCCCCAGTGAAGGTATCCCTTGAGATGTCCTTCCAATAGTTACTCCATGTCTAATTGTGCAATGATGACCAATTTTAGCTTTATTATGGACAACAATGCATCCAAAGTGAGGAATATTTAGATAATCGCCTATAGGACTAGATGGATAAATTTGAATACCGTATTTATACTGATAATGATTCAATCTTAATCTAGCTAAGATATATAACGGTTTTAAAAATTTTTTATGATATAATTTTTGACAAATTCTTAGATGGACCGTATATTTAAAACCTGGTTCTAATAAATATTTAACTATCATATTTTTCATTGTTGCGTTCTTCGCATAATTTTTTAAATCGTTTTTGAGAGTCTCCATATAATCATCCCCCACAAGTATATATTAAGATTATATGGTTTTCCCCACAAGTTATCTATATCACTCTATTAATTTTATTTCACACACGCATCATAAAATTGCTTATGAGTCATTACGTCAATCGATCCTTCATCTCTCTTTTGAACAATATAGTCGATCATTCCTTCCCAAATATCTAAATGCATATAATCAGGTTCGGTTGCTCCATCAAAGACACCATGCGTAAACATGTCAATACAGTAGTTATATTGTATAGCATTATCTATCATTCCTTGTATGATAGATAATGCTTTATCATAACCTAGCCCCCATTGTGAAATACTACCAGAATACTTATCTAAATATCCTGTGTATACAGTTACTCCACCTCTTGCTAATACAAACCCTGCATCTCTAATCGCTGGCTTGTTTACAGGTGTGAGAATACCTTGCGCGGCAGCATAAGAAAACGGTTCGTGACAAAATATTTCAGTAAACTTATTGTAAGATAAGTCTAAATTATCCTTAGCGGTCCTGTAGTCTGTTGCATTAGCCACTACTAGATTGTTAGCACCATCGCCAGTGTATCCACCATAGCAACCCAATTCACATCCATTTTCATATTCGATTTTTTTGCACCAATCAATCCAACTCTGCTGGACATTCTGCCAATCTCCACAAAATAAACTAAATGGAACGTTATTATCTAAAGCATATTGATATGCTCCATTATCAAATGATTCTTGATGCAGCTGATCTAATGACAGGAGCACTACCGGACGCATCTTTTGATCAACAATGACACTGTCTAGTGTTAAAATTCCGAATTTATCACCGACATTCAATGTATTTCTTGCAGATATAGTAATATAAAGAGCCTTTATAGTGGCAGGAGCTACACCACTAAACATTGGGCGAGTCAATTTTAAATAGTTTATACCTTGCTCGTATCTGCCATTTAAATGCGTCCCAATAGCATCTGAATAGTTGCCATCTGCTGACAGATCAACTCTTATTTTTGCATCAGAATTAGTTTGGTCATAAGCAAAAAATACAAGAGTTAGCGAATTAAAAGATACTGGTTTATCAAAGGATAGTTTGACACGCCCGAAACCATCTGAAGTATATACAGATACAACTCTTTTTGCTTTATTGGCATATTTTTTGGTACCCCCGTCATCAATAACAGAACAATTTACAACTGGTTCCAATGAATCTAAGTTATAAATGGTTCCCGCATCTTCAATCAATTTACAAGCATTTTTAATTTTGAATTGCACTCGATCCGTTTCCAAATAAGATAAACGATCTTCCCACTTATTGATATTGATTTCACCATATTGATAAAATCGTGTCGGAATAAAGTCAGAATCAACCATCATCAAACGCTGGTAATAACCTGAATTTGTATCAACATTGTTTAAAGCCAAATTAATATAAGCAGTATCAACTTCGGTTGTCAGTTCGGGACTATAATTATTTCCTGCTATTGGTGTATATACTGTGCTCACGCCATTACTCTTAAATTGTAATATAGACAGCTGTGTCTTATTGTATTGAGTGAATTTTGTCAAAAAGTCCGAATAGATTTTGTAGGTGGTATTCGGCTTAACGGGAATTTTATAAAACAAAACATTATTGGGGTTTTCTATCACTGCTTCGTCTAACGTAATACCTATGCCCATACCAGTTGAGTATCCTATTCGTGCACTTCCAGCGTCTAATATATTTATCCTTTTTGCAAAATTAGTTGTTTTTGGCGTGACCACTCCATCCCCAATTGTTGGGATTCCACCGCCGCTTGTCCATCCAGCGCCATCAATCCAAAAATAATAGTTATTCTCAGATGTAACAATGTGATTTTTACCATCGCTAATTGGATGTGCTATGTTTAACTCGTCAAGAGTTTCATAAGATTGACCGAATGGAGATGATATTGCAGCAATTTGACTGTTAGTGAATGCACGGTCAGCATCGTAATTGATCTGCATGACTCTTTTGTTGTCTTCATCCTGGCGTTGCTTCGCTTCATCCGCCAACTGCGCAGCAGTGTCCTGGTTAATTTGTGCTTGTGCGGCTTCCGTTTTGCCGATTTCACCTAGCACCATATCCCTTGCAACTGGATAGGTTTGTCCATCCCGCCCCAGGTGCATGTCAATAACTTCAGATTGTTGCTCCGTACCATTAATTAAGTTGTCAACTCGGTCCTTCTGTTCCTGCATGTCTGCGCCGATGTCACCGAAGATTTTGTTTAATAGATTACGAAATGCGCGTGTCGTCAATACTCCAATATTTTCGTATGGCCATTTCATGATTCGCCAGCTCCTTCCACATATGCCTCTGTGCTCAAATTACCTTCATCGTCCACAACCAAAGTGAATTTATTGCCACTTGGTGAAACCAGGACTGCATCCATTTTCCCCGCAATTTTTTCGACTTCATCCTTATCTGAATCCGTGTAGTCGTTTGTTGATAAGCCCTTGCCAGGCTGCTTGTCCACTTTGTTTGCGATCTTCGCAACTTCTGTCTGGTCTGCATCTGTATAATCGTTGGTTGATAACCCTTTTCCGGTTACCTTACTAACTTTACCAGCAAGTTTGTTATCAATTTCGTCATCGGTGTAAGTCCCTATGTTGGCAGCGCCAATCTGTACATCTCCGACTTTTCCATTGACGGATTTTACCGGATAATTGATTGCACCACCGATCTCATCAGACAGTCCCTCAATCGCTTGTGCGTGCGTTTTGGGATAGAAGGGATCGCCGCTTGGATAGCTCATTTGAACAATGTCAGTCATTAATTTCACCTACCTTGGTGCTGATGATTCGATCGCCATAAGCAGTATTGGCAACCTTGAAAGTGTCGTCAAGTCGCACGCTAAGCGTTGAAATGTTCCGTGATGCTCTTGTGATGCCGCTGATCACCTGTGTGGCCGTGCGCCTGAGCTCGCCAAGTGTGAACTTGGGAGATTCTTTTTCGTTTGAGTAATCCTCGATCGCCATCACACGTATGGCTGTTTTAATGCCGAATGGCTCGATAATGCACCAGACATAGTCGCCAAAATCAATATTTTGAATACCAGCATCACGCAGTTCAACATAGGTGAGGTCGATTGAAATATTGATCGAATCCGTCAGTTGCGCGATGCAATAAGCAAGCAGCGTGTCGTTGTTCGTGAAACGGTCATCGCGTACCGGCTTCGCATGCCGAATACCTATGCCGGGAACGCTGGCCAGCGGGCTCGTGTATTCGACCTGGGCAACGTAGGAACCATCCTCATTCTGCTTTCCATAGCCGCGAATGTAGGTTTTCAGCGAAGATGTGTCAATCGACTTTTCCGGATCGCTGATGTTGAACCGGAACCGCAGCTGATAGTCGGTCACTTTGCCAAGTTCTTTGGCCACAATGATTTTATCTTTGGCCGGCAAGTATTCGGCGCCGAATTTATCAAGCGCGCTTTTCAACAAGGAAAAAGAGTCATCATCGCCGAAATTTTCCACGGTCACAGAATTCGGCAATCCGTCAGTAGTCAACTGTATCGAGATACCTGTCCCCTGCAGTAAAAACTGCAGAAGCGCCTGCAGCGTGAATGTGCCGGTGATCGTGTCATAAATATAATTGTTGGCCAGCTGATCATAGATCTTGTGCGTGGCTGTGAGCGTCGCCGCGACTGTCTTGCCAATCGTCCGCTCTTTCAGCTGCTTGATGATGTACGGATCGCCTTCATAGTCCAGCTCGCTTTCGTTGGCGATCATCGGGTAGGCATGCGCGTTACGCGCTGTCCGATAGATGGTCACATCAATCGACTTTTCCGCATTGACCGTCCTTTTCCTTGTGACCGAATAATCGGTCAGCCGTTCTATTTTTCCTTCCAAGTTCTTAATCAATAAATCTCGCATCGCGATCACACCTCACAGGAACAAAAACCGAAAATCAAAAGAAATTGTAAAAGCGCCGGTTGCTCCGATGATTTCAAAATCGTTCCATCCTTTAGCTAGACTGATCAGTCCTAAATTTGTTTGGCCAAGGATGCTCAAACCATTTTTCAGATTCTTCACTCCGTCCAGGACAATCTGATCAGAACCCGATGTGGTGCCGCTGTACTGCCACACCTCGCCGGTTGTCTTGTTCCGGATCAACAGGCCATCAGATGCACCGCTATACGTAATCACGAGCATATTCTCTGTCGGATCAATCGGCCGATCGCCACCATTCCAGATGCGAAATGAAGCCGCGTGCTGCTCATACTCCATATCCTCTTCCAAGGTCATGCCAGCACCAATCGCCTGCCAGTTTTCACTGTCCGTATCAATCGGCTCGGCACAAGTGCTGACCACCGACTCCGCATAGGGATAAAACGAGACCAGATCAATTTCAAACAGGCCAACCAGATGAGATTGATCAATGGTATAATCCCCATCAACCTTGACCTTCCAGCGCTTGCCCGGTTGCCTGTTCTCCGTAATAAAAAAAGGCTCTTTACTGTCAAAGAGTTGAAAAATTTCATCTCGGAGTAACGAAAACTCAGCACGATCAATTGAACGAAACGATAACGGACAATGAATCTTTCTTGGACCGTACATTGTCCCCAGATCCTGCAACCCATCACGTCCGCTAACCTCGGCTGTTTGGTGCTGTGGCGTTGGTGCGCTGACTATGAAGTCACGCAGCTTAATTCCCGCCTCAGACAGCACAATCTGCGTGCCGTCCATCTTCGTAATCATGGCATCCAGCTTTATTTTGTCGCCATAACCTTCTTGCATTGCATACGTCATCCCGGCAGACCTCCTGACATAATCGCATCAATCGTGATCTTATCCGCATTGGCTATATCCAGCATCGGCTGCAGGATCCGTGCCAGTTCCCGACCGTCCAGGTTCAGAACATTCTCCATGCGCAAGATCTGCGGCCCGTTCGATGTGTCCTCATCATTCCCGGATCCGATCATCGAAGCGATTGCTTGCGCAAATGGCAGCATCTTGGATTTATTGGATAACGGAACAATCGCCTCGTCCCCTGCTTCACCGGCACCGATAAGGCTTCCTCCTGGCGTTCCTTTAATGACACCGCCAGTTTTGAACCATTTGATGTTCAGCTTCGGCACGCTCGGCGGTGCCAGGCTGAATTTACCGTCAATGCTGAAATGCGGCATTTTGATTCTCGGCAAGCTGAGATGCATGCCGCTGAAAAACCCTTTAATTGCATTGACGATCCCGGCAATCTTGTCCTTGGCTGCGCTGATTGGTGAGACAATGGCATTCTTAATCCCGTTCCAAACGGACGATGTGACCGACTTAATACCATTCCAAACCCCTGAAACAACTGACGACACCGTATGGACCGCACTTGATACCCCGCTTTTTATTCCATTCCAAACAGCAACGATCACTGATTTAATTGCATTCCAGACTGTTGAAGTCACACTAAAAATCGTGCTGAATACTCCGGAATAATAGCTCACCAAGCCGTTCCAAATCGCGCGGCCAACTGATATAATACCGTTCCATAACCCAACCAAGAAGCCTTTAATCGCATTCCATACGGTCATAAAAATGGTTTTGTACGCATTCAACACAAAGCTAAAGTAAGCTGAAAGACCATTCCACACGGCTTTCGCAGCGCCGCTGATGCCATTCCAAAGTTCGCTCAAGAATCCGGATATTGCTGACCACACAGCGGAGGTGACGCTCTTAATTCCATTCCATACCGATGTGAAAAGGCTGTTCAATCCGCTTAGCACAGACGTAAAAAAGTTCACTAATCCATTCCAAATGGACTGTGTAAATGAAACGATTCCGCCCCAAATGGATGCAAACAGTCCGTTTATAAAATTCAGTGCAGCTGAGAACAGGCTCTGCAAGTACGACCAGAACACGGCAAAATATTTCTTGATCTCATCCCAATACACGATAATAGCCACTATCGCTGCAAGTGCGGCAATAATTGCCGCCACCCACCAAAAAGCGGCTGCCATACTAATCTCTAATATTCCACAAGCCGCAGATAGTTGGCCAAACGCAATGATCATCGTCCCTACCACAGCGAGTATCGGCCCGATCGCTGCCGCAATCAATCCCAGAACGACAATGAATGTCTGCGTTGACGGAGATAAAGATTGAAAAGCACTCGACAAGGTGCTCACCGCATTCTGAATTACCGGGAAAATTTGATCGGCCATGTTCAGCAATACATCGCCAATGGGTGCAAGGGCTTCTCCAAGGCTTCTCATAGTTTGCTGGAACTTGTCGCCTAAACTGTTATAGGCGGACTCGCCGGCGCGTTTAGCCGCACCGTCTACTTCGCCCAGCTTATTGACTGCCGGATCCATGGCCTTAATCACTTTGCCTCGGACATCTTCCCACTGCGTCCCGAATAAAGCGACGCCTGCCTGATTTTGCTTCATCGGATCTTTCATTTTGGCGAGTGCGGCAACGGTGGCCATAAAAGCTTTACGTCCGTCTTCGCCGCCTTTGGCAATCGCTGTGCCCATTTGATTGGCATTGAGACCAATCATCGCAAATCCTTCTTTGGTCGTTTTAGAGCCGTCCTGGGCACGTATGTTGAATTCCTTGACCGCGTCGCCGACTTTATCCAGGTTAAAAGCGCCGTTCTGCGCGCCCTGGATGAAGATATTGAACATGTCGTCCGCACTCATGCCCATGGACGAAAATTGAACGGAATACTCGGAGATCGTGTCGAGCAATTCTCCGGAATAGTCGCCACCTTTTTGCGCACCGACCGTGATCAAATCCATGGCCTTAGTTCCCGAAACACCGAAGTTGTCCATGAGCGCTTTCCCCGCGCGTGTCGATTCGTTTAAATCGAATCCGAACACATCACTCAGCATGAAGGCGGACTTGGTCACCCCATTGATCTCTTTGTTGCTCATGCCCTTCATGTTCTGATTGACCATGGTCACGCCATCAGCTGCAGCTTGAACGTTTTCCCCGAATCCGTTCTTCCAGACATCACGGGCAACGGATTCTAGTTCTTTCGCACGACCTGAGGTTTCGCCCAAGCGTGCCTGCATCATGCCTTGTGATTTTTGAAAGTCGTCCGCAGTCTTGAGTGATGCGGCGCCGACACCAACTAATGGAAGGGTCAATCCGGCAGTAAGCTTACCGCCAAGGTCTTGCAAACTACCGCCGACATTCTTCGTATCTTTGGTCAATTTGCGCATTTGCTTATTAAAATTGTCTAGATTTGCGCCGATCTTGACGATAAGTGCCAAGCGAATTCCCCCTTCCAATGGCATAAAAAAAGAACCATTAGGTCAGTTCATTCCTGCCAAACAATTCATGTCGTTCCTGAATGATTTCTTCTGTTGTCATTTTATTTTCCTCTTCAAAAAGAGGTAAGAACCGCGCGTTTTTCTTCCGGAACGCATTGATGATCGCGTTCAGCATCACATTTCGCTGCATTTCCAATCCATTGCGTTCTTGCAGGTTGTGGCGTGTCATGAGCGTATTAAATTCCTTATAGGTCAACTCACCGACCTCTTCAGGTGAAAGACCGAACGCCAGGACACCTTCAGCGATCACTTCCGTGTAGTCGCTGAGCCCTTTTTTTTAAACCCTTGATTACGTTTGAAGCTGTCGTTGTTTTGTTTGTTGAAGGACTTTTGAACAGCCTCACTAATTTTGGTTGTGAAGCCTTCCATCCCTTTTTCATCAATGATTTCTTCCATGATGTTTCCCGCCTGATCCATGGTTACCGCACGGCCGCCATACTTCAGACCAACATATAGAAGAGTACGCATCGTTGAAATGCCTGCATTGTCGCCGACCTGGGTAATCGGCATACCAAGCAGTTCTTCAGCTTCACAATGCGCATTAATAGAGAATCGTAAAAAATAAGTGTCGTTTCTCGTCTGAATAATTGTCTTTTCCATCGTTTACACCGCCGGTACTTTTGTTAGTGGGCCATCGCCCGTGAATGAACTGGAATAGGTTGCCATATCGTCGTAAGGCATTTCAATTGGGAAATCGTTCAGAATAGCCTTTCCGGAATATTTGGATCCGTTCTGCATGATGATCACGACATCCACTTTTTCCGAGTTGTTGAATTTCTCTTCCAGCGCGTCGTAGGCTGCATCGGATTCAACCAGCAGGCCGTCTGCATCGATCGACCATTCTTTGAATGCTGCTTCGTTTTCTTTCCAACCACCTTCGCTGTCCTTTGCGGTTGTTTCAATCGTATCCGCGCTTCGGTTCAGTGTTGCGTTGCGCTGACCAGCAAGTATGGTCGGGCTTTCCGGATCGCCTTCAACGATGTATAGCTTGCAATTGACGCCTTTTACTTTTGGCAAATCGCTCACTCCTTATCTAAAATGAATTCATAAACCAATGTCCCGTGAAAAAGGTCAGTGACCTCTTCCAGGACTTCAATGCTCTTTAATTCTTGAGAAAAAAGATCGGCGCTATCGAGGGAAAGGGGATCTTCCAGCGCAGCGCCAATCAAATTCGCAATGTCGATCGTTTCTTTCTTGCCGTTGTCGCCGCTCCAAATATCCAACGTCAGCTCAATCCGTTCACCGTCAGTACTTTTTGTTCGATACGGCGTCGCATAGCAGCGGCCGAGCACCACATATGGAAAGTTTTTGGTTTCCGGTACTTTGTCAAAGATGCCAGTAACCACTGCCGACAATCCAGGGTCATTGGCCAATCGTTGAAAGACCGCGTCCTGAACGTTCAGAATCTCGGTTTCAAACAGTCTTGTCACGATCAACCAACCCCTTCACTTTGGCATTGTAGACGCTGTCTTGCGCATGTTCTTCCGGACCCATAAACGGCATCTTTGGCATTCTGCCGCGATTGGCTCCGCTTTTCGTCCGCCGACTTGCCGTTCCGTATTCAACTAAATGACGATGAGAACCCTTGGGCTTTCTCGGAACAACGGTGGCTGACAAACCGCCATCGAAGTACTTGGCGCGGATGGATCGCTTTAGATCGCCTCGTGCACCCTTCGAGACCGGTGTTTTCGCAATTGGTGCCCGCGCTCGCGCACTCTTTCGAATATTGCCGGCCGTTTCTTTCACAAGATCGATCAGTTGTTTCCGTGTTTCCATATCAAATAATTTGATCGCCTGAACAGTCGCCTCTGTTCCCTCGACATTTACATCAATAGTCCGACTCATGACAACACCTCATCCAAGCCACCCAGTCGTTTCTGACAGGTTAAAAACACGAAATCGCCTTTCTCATAATCACGAATGATGGAGTAACAGGTTCCGTCATTAAGAAGCGTGCGTTCATCCTGATAATCCGCAATCCGGATCTTGAAGACTTTTTCCACCTGCAGATCTGCTTGAGCAGCCATATAGAATTCTGTGCGCCCTGCGCTCTGCTTGCCGGCAAAAACGTTGCGCTGCGCATCAATGACCTCGTTGAAGCCGCCGCCTTTAATGCGCTCCTGGCGCGTCTTAATCAGCGTCACCACATCTTTAAACATCGGTATCACCAACCGGCAAATAATCCTGACTCAAAGACAAATCGTTGCGCAGCATCGCATAGGAACGCTGGTACTTTTCAGAATCCTCGTT